TAATGTTATAGCCCAGGTGACGGGTGACACCCGTCTCCTTATAAATATGAGGCCGTTTACCCCTCACCCCAACAAAAATGAATGATGCCCTACGCCCGCCGCCCAAGCTTTGGTCGACGCCCAACGTATCGCCGACAATACGCCCGACCCACCTATCGAAGGACTTCGTACGCGCGTCCTCGCTACACACGTTACGTAGGCCGATCACGCCGCCGATACTAAGACGCGAAAATGCCACGCTATCGCAGGTATCGGGCTCAGCCCCGGCTGAAGCGGCGCATGAAGAAGGCCGTGCTCAATACGACGTCCACAAAAAAGCGGGACAACATGACGCCAATCTCGAACACGACCGCCCTAGGGGCCCCGACTCCCAACATTTTACGTAATGGTGCCGTCGTCATCAAAGGCGGTGACCCCTCATCTGCTGCAGGTGCCGGCGTTTCCGGCGCTATTTTTGTCTGGTCCCCGACAGCCCGACCTATGAATGACAACACGAACGCGGAGAACACTCGCGTCAAACGCGACGTGTACCATAAGGGGTTTCGCGAAAAAGTCAAAGTCGAATCCAATTCCTCCCACCCTTGGATCTGGCGCCGCATAGTGGTGGAGACTAAGACCGACGATTTCAACTATCTCGGTGAGAGCGAGGATCAACCTACTCTCCCCCCGCGCGCATTCCAGCCGTACTACCAAGGCGGTGAGGGCGTTTCTCGCTTGTGGTACAACCATTATGGTAATCGGACCGGCCCCACCGACACCCGTATCGACAGTGTCCTAAAGACTATCGCCGATGACCTTTTTGAGGGCACGCAAAACCATGATTGGCTTAATACCGTCACTGCCAAGGTTGACCTTGACCGGTACACCCTTCGCTACGACAAGACGCGCGTTTTTCGCAGCGGTAATGACGCTGGTTTCATTAAAACGGTCAACTTCTACCATTCCTTTGAAAAAACGATGTATTATGACCACGACGAAGACAGGAATGGCACTAACCCGCAATCGTGGGTATGTGCGCCGGCGTTGAAGGGAATGGGTAATGTTTACATCATTGATATTATTGAGTCTGGCATTAGTGCCGACGATACCGACTATCTCCGCATCACTCCGGAGAGTTGTGCATATTGGCACGAAAGATAGGCTCGCTTAGTTCAACAAAAACGCAGTTTGCTTCCAACCATGCAATGTCCTCGTAAATCAGATCGACGCGCCCTTTAGGCGTCCGATCCGTGATGTCTGCCTTGAGCTGGTCCCTCGGATCAGAATTGGCCAACCAAATGCAAGGCTTGCCCCACCTCATCTGCACTGGATCCCTGTACATTTTCTTTACTGTAACCAAACTCTGAGATCCGAACCATTCCTTGAATGAAGGAAACATTGGCAGTCCACCTCGCATGTCATCGAACACTGCATACGACGCTCCAGGAGCATCTCGTAGGAGGACAGCTCCTGACAACAATCCCATGATGTACACATGTGGTCCAAGGGATCTAGCCCAAATTGTTTTTCCCAGTCGTGACGGACCATAGAGAACAAGGCTTCTGCTTCTGCCTAAAGAGTCAGCATTGCACAGCCTCAAACATCGAGGCGTCCGCGCGGCGGAGCGAGCGCGTGACTAGCCGTAGCATTGCGTAGATCATACCCTAGCTAAGATCTGTTCCGGGACCCCCCGAGCTTGCGAGGGAGGGGGTGCACTTACCCTCTACTGGATTGTCTCCAAGAGACTCTCTTCTCCACTCATCCAACTGAGGTACCATTCCCAGCTCAAACCTGATCCCATCGGGACCCACATAGGGTTCTCTGTCCTCGGCGAAAAAGATGTCGGCGTATCGGACGATTTCTTGATGTTTGAGCACAAAGCTCTTTGGATCCAGTTGCCGAACAAGGTCAAGAAACTCCTCTCTACCTTCTGCGCCGACAATTTCGCGCCATGGATTCGGAGCTTTAGGAAGTCCACTTGTGCCCGGCCTCCCCAACCCCCCTGCAACAACGTTTCCGTCTTTTGTCGCATAGTCCCAACCGCCCTCTGGACGACCTTTAGATGGCACAACGTTCGGGTGCTTGCCTCCGACATCAAAGTAGTCTCCTCGTCGGGACTGCTTTTTTCTGCCGAAATCAGCGAAAACGTGGAGATGAGTACCTCCATCAGCGTGATCTTCTCGTCCGATGATACACTCCGCTCCAAGGCCTGAAATATGGTCCAGAACGGCCCACTCAGAAAGCTCTCCAGATTGAGGGTAAGTGAGGAGGACATAACGAGCTGAGAAGTGGAAGGCAGACATGTAACCTGAGAGGAACCTGGGCAAAC